ACCTATTGCGGTACACCGAGAAAGATGAAGAATTTGACAAAAATAAAGTGGTTCAGTGGGTCGCAATAAGTTCACTGGTGGCCACGATTGTCATTCCTCAGTTAATCACGGCCGTCAAGCGCGGCAATTTTGTCGGTGGTGAGTTCGCAGGTCTTCAGCCAGGAACCACCAACTACACCATTGCGTCTACCCTCCTCTGGTTTGTTTTTCTTCTGCCTAATATCTGGTTCTTTGTTGAACGCCAAACATTAGAACTTAAAACGAGCAATGATTCCGAGGATGATGGAAAATCAAAAACATTTGCCCAGACGCCCGAGTTCTTTCGTCTGGTGATTATTGCCATCCAGCTGATGATTGTGGTGACCGCGACTACCAGTCCGTACACACAGGGACTGATTCGTAATCCCATTCCCCCGCTTATCGTGTTTGGGGTGTATTTCTTCACTAGGTACATCAAGGTGACTCAAGAAAAGAGGGTACAGAATACCGGCATCATTTCATTGGTGCTTATCATGGCTTTCCAGTTAATTCAGGATGCCCTCCCTTCGATTCTAAGCATCAAGGGTGTCACACTGACCACGGGAACATCATTCTACAATAATCTCAGTTACCTCGCATGGTCGGTGATTATCCTACCGAGTCTGTATTTCTTCATTCGTGGACGGAATGAAGTGGTAAATGAAAATACAGTAAAGCAACTCCCATACAATCAAACCAAGGAAGGATTTGAACTTAAAGAACAATGGCAAAAGGATACGATCCCACTGGTTCAGATGATAATTCTCTATGGTCTCGCGGGTGGAATCCAATCATTCCGTGGTCTGTTCATGAATCCAGTGCCTCCACTGGCCATGATGGGTCTGCTCACATTTACCATGTGGGTACAGTCCAATAATGCTGATGCCGATTACCCAGACAACGAGGGTCTCGCAGCCATCATCGCCGCCTTCGGGTTTGGTGCCAACTTCACCCTGGCCGATCCCGTCCTCAAGATGATCTTCAAGAACAGCGGAGGTGCCCCGCCCATGGAGCCCGAACCCGTTGTTATTACTCCAGAACCTGTGATGTCTCCAGTCGCGGAGCCCGTGGTGGAACCCGAACTCAACGTCAACAAGAATAAAATCACAAACACTAATAGTAATGGCAGACAATAAGTCAAGTGATGCTCGTGTGACCGCGTTCACACTTCTGTTTGCATTTGCAGTGGTTCTCGCTGCCTACCTCTCAGGTCCCGAGAATAACTTTTGGATGGCCCCCGGTGCCATCATGTACATGGTGCTCCTCCTATCGATCGCCATCCCACGGTGGTGGGTTCTCGGCGAAGACACCAGCCTCGTCAAAAATCTGAGTGTGATCGTCGCGCTTTTGATTGTCCCCTCGGTCATGGCTCCTGTCCTAGGCATCCAGACCAGCACTAACGTCTATAACTACTGGCGTTCCATCATGATCCCTCTTTACGTTGGTTACGCTCTTAGGAAACGCAATATGCCAGGTTCCTCTGTACTGGTCACCTTCTCGACACCCCTAATCCTCATGCTATCAATGATTTTCAGCATCAACCCCCTCCCCAACGTTAAAATCCCCGGGACCAATGTCTCCAATGAATGAAAAATTCATTCAGGCTCTTAAAGAATAGAAACGCAAGGTAGGTACCTTACTAATGACGGTTTATACCAAAAAGACCCTTCATCAACACATCCTTGATAGACCCGACAGTTACGTGGGTCAGGTCAAGCCCGAAGACAGGGATGTGTGGGTCCCTAATAACAACAAGTTTGTCAAGCGTACCGTGCGTGTCTCCCCCGCACTGACCAAGGTTTTCGACGAAATCTTGGTGAATGCTCTGGATCAGAGTTCTCTGAACACATCCGTTACAAAGATCTCCATCGACGTGGATGAATCGGGTAGAATCACCATCGCCAACAATGGCATCTCCATCCCTGTGGTGATTCACGAACAGACGCAGGTCTGGACACCCGAACTTATCTTCGGTCACCTTCTCACTTCTTCAAACTATGATGACTCCGAGGAGAGAACAACCGGTGGGCGTAACGGCTATGGTGCCAAGCTGACCAACATCTACTCCAAGGAGTTCGAGATCAAGGTGGATGACCCCGAGACAAGGAAGTCCTATCACCAAGTCTGGAGGGACAACATGCGTGTCTGTGCCGAACCCAAAATCAAATCCTTCGCGGGCAAGACGGCCAAGGTGCAGGTCAGTTGGGTTCCGGACTGGGAACGCTTCGGTCTGAAGGGCATCACCAAGGACGTCAAGGACATGTTCATGAAGAGGGCTCTGGATGCTGCAGCGTGGGTGCCAACCAAGTGTAAGGTTCACTACAACGGCGAGGTCTTGGCGATCAAGCATCTTCAGGATTACACTTCACGCTTCACCGACCAACCCTTGGCACAACTCAAGCAGGACAGGTGGGAGGTCCTAGTGTGCTCATCGGCGGGTGCTGGCTTCAAACAAATCTCATTCGTCAACGGAATCTGCACCGAGAAGGGTGGGACCCATGTGGATCATGTAGTCAATCAGATTACTTCTGACCTAGCCAAAAAAACCAAACTGAGACCCTCGCAGGTAAAGCAATGTATGCTGGTGGTGGTCAAGGCGGTTCTGGTCAACCCTTCATTCTCCAGTCAGTCCAAGCACGAATGCATGTCCCGGGTGCAGGACTTTGGATCCAAGTTTGAACCCACGCCTGCCTTTTTGAAACAGGTCAAGGGCGTTCTGGAACAGGAACTTTTGGCACAGACCAAGGCTTCTGAGGTTCGTGACCTCAAAAAGACCGATGGCGCAAAGAAGAGCAGGATTTCGGGCATCCCCAAGTTGGATGACGCCAACTGGGCAGGGACAACCAAGTCCAAGATGTGCACGCTGATCATCACCGAGGGAGATTCCGCCAAGGCTCTGGCTATCAGCGGTCTGTCCGTGGTAGGCAGGGACCAGTATGGCGTCTTTCCACTCAAGGGCAAGCCAAGGAACGTCCGGGACTTGGGCTCGAAGGCACTGACCGCCAACCAGGAGTTTTCGGATTTGAAGAAGATTCTGGGTCTTCAGCAAGGCAAGAAGTATTCAGATCTGACTGACCTACGTTACGGGAGGCTGATGATCATGACCGATGCCGACGTGGATGGTTCACATATCAAGGGTCTGGTCTTGAATATGTTTGACTGCTACTGGCCCGAGTTGATCACTATGGGCTTCGTGGTGAGCATGATTACTCCAGTGATCCGAGTGAAAGGAGGACGGATCAACGAATCCTTCTACTCGGAGAGGGACTTTGTGAACTGGCTCGAACAGACTCATCAAGGAAGGGTTCCACGCGGAGTCACTATCAAATACTACAAGGGTCTGGGTACCTCGACCTCTGCGGAAGCCAAGGAGTACTTCAGGGATCTTGGACGTTTGACTGTAGGGTTCGTGGCTGATCAAGAGAGTCAGAAGTCGGTCGGACTAGCATTTGACAAGTCATTGACAGATGATCGGAAGCGCTGGCTGGCCGAACCGTTTCGCGGGGATCCACTCCCATACGGCAAGGTGACTTCGGTGACCGTTTCAGATTTCATTCACAAGGATCTTATTCAGTTCAGTCACGCAGACATTCGTAGATCCATTCCAGATGTTAGAGACGGTCTGAAACCTTCGCAGCGCAAGGTGATCTACGGGTGTATCAAGCGTAATCTGACTTCGGAGGTCAAGGTGGTCCAATTGTCTGGCTATATTTCCGAGCACACTGCCTATCACCACGGCGAGATGAGTCTTCAGGGAACCATCGTTGGGTTGGCGCAGGACTTCATGGGGTCGAACAACATGAATCTGTTGGAGCCGTGTGGCCAGTTTGGAACTCGGTTGGCTGGAGGTTCGGATCACGCAAGCGCCAGGTACATTTTCACGCGTCTGTCCAATCACGCCAAGGTCTTTGATGAGAGAGACAATGCCTGTCTGACCTACCTCAAGGATGATGGAAAGCCCATTGAGCCGGAATACTATCTGCCCACGATGCCGATGATCCTGGTAAATGGTGCAGAGGGCATTGGAACGGGGTTCAGCTGCAAGGTTCCTCCACACAATCCAATGGATGTCAAGGAAAATCTGAAACGGTTCATTCGTGGAGAGTCACTGAAGCCGATGAAGCCTTGGTTCCGTGGATTCAAGGGGACAGTTACGGCATCGGACGAGGGTGTCTGGACGCTCGCAGGTGTGTGGCAGGCGAGTGGAGACAAGGTCGAGGTCAGCGAACTCCCGCCGGGCACATGGACCCAGACCTATAAGGAGTTTCTGGAAGGGCTTGTTGAGAAGAATGTTATCAAGAACTACAGCAATCACAGCACGGAGGAGGATGTCCGTTTCGTGATCACCGGCTACAAGGGTTCTGCACCAGAAAAGGATCTCAAGTTGACTTCGACGATCCGAAGCACCAACATGTATCTTCATGGACCCAACGGGATTGAAAAGTTCGATACGCCATTGGACATTCTAAGGACCTACGCGACTGAGCGAATGGCACTCTACGACAAGCGCAAGAAGTATCTGGTGGCGACCTTGGCAAAGCGTTCTGGGATGGCGATGGATCGCGCCAACTTTGTCAAGGGCATCCTCGATGGATCCCTCAGGGTCATGGGACTGAAGAAGGCAGACGCCGAGGAGAACATGCTCAAGAAGTTCAAAAAGGTCGACGGAAGTTTCGAGCATCTCTGGGGACTGAAGACTTCGCGCTACACCCAGGAGGCGGTGCAGGAACTCATGCAGGAAGCCAGGGTCCTACTGGACGAGTTGAAGCGAATCCAGGGGATGACCACCAAGGACATGTGGCTCGAGGATCTAAACCACTGAGGCAACCGAGGCTCTGGTCGGTCTCACGCTCTGTTCCGCTTGAGGCAAAGTTCTCCACCTACTGGTAGCCTTATTCAGCAGGTTGGTCCACCGGGTCGTATGTTCTTCTATACTAGCGTTATCTGCTCTTTCAGAACTTGAATATATTTTGAATTTTCCATTTGCCATTTCGGGTCTGGCCAACTTATTCTCCGGGTCTTCCTCGTCCATCATTGTCTTGTATTCTTTGATGATGTCTCCGGGAACTTCGGGTGCGTGGTCAATGATTTTGTCGTAGTCTTCGCGGACCTTGTGGCAGTATTCCACGGCATTCATTCGGTCTTCGGGTTCCAGGGAGAGTTCCAGGGAGATGTCGCGTGCCAGGCGACTGAACAACTTGGACGTCTGCATGTTGGATTCGTACTGCTCGCCACACCTCAGGAACTTGTGGACACTTGCAATACCGGCAGCCGACAAGTTCAAAAAACTGAATACGTACAAGAGTACTTGTGAGTTTTCTTGTTCAGAGGAAGCCACCAGAGTTCCCAGTCCCGCCAGGGTGGTCAATGCGATGTTGATAATAGAAAAGTTTGTATGAGAAACGCTGTGGCGTACCGCGCATCTGTGATGGATCCACCGGTACCCCAGAGCCTTTTCTCCCCAGGACTTGATGAGTTTCTCCTGCTTCGGGTGCCAGCTCATGGCATTCTCGATGCGCTTTTGTTTGTCCACCAGGAACTTGGCTTCCAGGTGTTCTATATGACCTTCTTCTTCTGCGTCTGACGCCATCTACTTAAACATTACATTTTAATAAATAGAAATGAAGTTCTCTACCAAGATCGTTACTTTGGAAGACGGGGTCAAGGAGGTTGCTGTTCGTGCGGACGACGGAAAACCTTTGTTGGTTACACTCAAGGGAGCCCAGGTGGACTCTGTGGACGATGAGCTTCTTCTCAAGATTGATGATGAGACCGTGGCACAGTGTGAGGATGCTGTTCTGGCAAAGGCTAAGGAGTCTAAGGTGGCTTGGTTCGGTAAGGAGATCGCAGACTCTCGACTTGAAAGCGCATTTACTTCTTCTTTTTCTCTTGACGAGAATATCTTGAGCGTGCACAAGGCGGAAACGGTCAGGGTGTATGATGCCAAGCGGGCGTTGCTTGAGGATAAGGAACTTGCCAAGGATGACGTGGTCGACGTGGTGGTCCAGCTCCGGTCGGTGCAGTTTCTCCAGAAAAGTTTTGAGACCGAGTGGGTGCTTCATCAGGCCAAGTTCAAGGCGGAGCCCAAGTCGAAGAAGGCGGTTGTGGATTTTTCGGATTGTCTTTTCGAGGAAGAGCCAGAGGAAGAGGAAGAGGAGGAATTTTTTTAGTAAGTAACATTAAACGGATATGAAGGTTAAGATGATGAAGACCGAGACCATGCTGCTACTTGCTCTGCTTGTCGCCGTGGGTTATTTTATGTGGGCGAACAACGGTGCGATCCGCCGCGCCCTCGGAATGGCCCCCAAGGAGGGGATGTACAGCTGGAGCTACCTCAACGGAAAGGAGGGTTATGAGGGTGCCAATGTGGATGCTTCCATGCCCGCTCCAGTGAACGGCGGTTCTCTTTCCGTGCCCGCGGCGGCTGCCAATGGGATGGGTATTGCCTCCAGCCTGCTCCCCCGCGATGTGGCGGCTCAGGAGGACTTCGGTGAGTTCGCCCCCGATGATATCCTCAAGGGTCAGAACTACCTGAACCCCCGCGCCCTCATCGGCTACCCCGAGACTGTGGGAGGAAATCTCCGGAATGCCAACCAGCAGATCCGGTCGGAGCCCCCGAACCCTCGCGACCCTGTCACGATCTTCAACACGTCGACGATCGTCCCGGACCAGATGCGCCCCGCTTTCGAGCTTGGTCAGGGTACCGCTTAGATTGATCTAGATTAATACATTTTAGAAACATTCAGGGAAACAACTCTGACTGTTTTTGAATTAAAGAAATTACACAACTGGTTAACAAAACTATGTCTGACGGAATGCCGATTAGCGATCAGTTCAAGGAGGCGATTGCCGAGCTAGAGGGAATCAAGACTCAGCTGAATGAGGCTCAAAAGGCTATCAAGGTACTCAAGGACCGCGAGTCCAGCCTGAAGACCTTCATTGGTGGATATATGAAGGCTCAGAAGATTGATGATGTCCAGACGCGTGGCGGAACCAAGGTCACCCAGAAGACGTCAGTTAAGAAGCCAGCGATCACTAAGAAAATCCTAATGGATGAACTACCAAATTATATTGAGGGAGGTCAGGAACGCCTAAATCAGATTATCAAGGAGATCGAGGATAAGTTAGAGCCCAAGGAGACATCAAGCCTTCAACTCAAGTTAAAGAAGAAATCCGAAGAGTAAGTAGTAACCAAAGATGGTGGGATCTAATCTTCTCGACTACACTCCAATTGCTTCCGAGCCTCATGTGATTGAGGACTATACTGTTGATGAGGAAGATGAAGACTTCGTGGATCCCAATGAATATGAGTATGAAGACTGGATAGCCTATTACAGTGATGAGCTGTGGAATAATTGGGAGTTATACAGAGAACATTGTTATGATAATATGATTCCAGTGACGCTTACGTTTTCAGAGTTTTGTAAAAATGAATACTACTATTAGTTTTAAATGTTGGCAATCAATAAATATGGTTCGACTGCCAGATGTCACAAGTACAAAGGTCATAATTCCAAGCGTGCTATTCGCTCTCCTTTCACCCGCAGTCACGGGTATGGAAAGTTTCGTAGACCGTTTGGGGATGACCTCTGTATTTGGGATTCTTTATATAATTGTAACCAAGGGTGTCACAAAGTACGTCATACGCCCTTCAGAAGTGTATCTTGCATGTGTGATGTACCTGATTTTGAGCAGCATGACAAAGACGCAAGACCAAATCGTTCAATATACTTTCCTATATTGGATTTTATTCGCGATTATTCGTTCACAAAGTCCTCTCGAGTTCTAAAAAGGGACATGAAGTACCTTGTGGTTGGTCCAGGAGCTATGGGATTTTATGCGATCCTAGGTGCCGTCTATGCCTTGCAGATCAATGGGAAACTGGATTCGCTTGAAGCGGTAGCTGGTTCATCAGCCGGATCCATTGTGGCATTTGGTGTTCTGGTAGCCAAGTGGGACTGTTTCAAGTTATTCAAACTTATTCATGACATCGATGTTCAGTCCATGATGAAATTGAATCTAAAATCATTTCTGAATGATTACGGGATGGTTCCAGCAGAACGGTGGAGAACATTGTTTTCAAAATTGTGCATGGAATTAGCTGGAAAAGAAGATTTTACATTCAAGGAACTCAAGGAATGGTCTGGGATGGATTTTTACGTTTCGGCCTACAACCTAAATCTCCAGAAAAGTTGTTACTTCTCCCACCACACACATCCCGACATGTCAGTGTCCTATGCCGTTTCCATGAGCATAGGAATTCCATTTCTATTTGAATCCGTAGTCTACCAGGATCATAGATACATAGATCTTGCTGCATTTGAAACAAGTCCAATTACACCATTCGTAGATAAGAACATAAAGGAACTCCTTGCAATCGAACTTGGTCCAAATGAACCTACAGAAAATACGACGAAAATCAAGTCATTCGTCGATTTCATTCAACACTTTATTACTTCAATCATGAAAAATAGAGTGGTGTATGAAAAACCTACAATATTTATTAATCTAAAGGAAGGTGAAGCATTCAACTTTTCAATGGACAATGATACCAAAAAGCGTTTGTTTTACCATGGGTTTCATACGGCCAAAGAATACATTACCTCAGAATATTTATGATGTCCTTGAGAACAAGAGCACCAACACCAATCATGAAGAGAACGACCATGTATCCCAACTCAGAATCCATCACACCGTCAACCTCGTAAAATTGAACATCCTCCGATTGCGGAGGAGGAGGTGGGAGAGGTGTTGTTTTTTTTACCATAACGGGTTCGTCATCAATGGGAGAATAGCCCACCATTATTTAGTATGACCTGGGAAATTATTTACAATTCCAACGTCGTCTTTCCCTTCTTGCCACGCTTCTTCTTCGGTGCAGAAACTTCAACTTCCTTGACCGAACCGTTCACACTCACGATATCAGAAAGATCATCCTCGATATTTCCATCACTTACAGAAGCCACTGGAGCCCTATTTTCCTCGACGTCACGAGTCGCTGTCGATTGAGGTTTCATAAACGTCGACATCAGCGATGAGAGATCCATGCTCGGTCCCTGAACCTCCCTTCTGGAGATGGGCGGTGCAGGTCGAGGATCGAGATTCCTATCCTGGGCGTTTTTAGCAGTGTTTGCCACAGCAGACATCATGCTGTTGATGAGATCTGGATTTTGCCTGATGACATCATTCATCTGGGGCATTGCTGACTTGAACATAGAGTGGGTCAGGTGGAACATTGTAGCAGAACCACCAAGCATCATAAGCAATTTCAACTCGGGTGCCATCTTCGCCTTTCCACGATACTTGATGTACAGCTCCTCGAATACATCATCATAGTCATCCACACCATCCATCACTGACTCGGACCACCCATCCAAATGGATATCCAGAGGATTGTAGCGCTTGTTGAGAAATTCAATTCCAGTCACAAAGGCGATGAGCATCCTCCGCTGCATCTTGACAGACTGATCCACTTCGATAGAGTAGGACATCCGCTTGACCTCTGCACGAATATCGTGAATCGATGAATGAATGTTGAATCGTTCAGCCGTTCGTATTCCCTTTCGCTCCAGGCGAGTAATCTTGTTCAGAAGGTCGGCCTTCTCATCATCAATCGACTTGTATCCAGGAGAAGGCGCATCATCCTCATAGCCTCCCTCGAGATTGACTCCGCCACCATAGTCATCCCCGAACCCTTCGCCATGATCCTCAGGCTCTTCGGGTGGAGGGGCAGGGCGCGCCGAAGGCGTTTGCTTCCCTTGATTGGCAAAAGCCATGAACGAAGCCGCAGGAGCATTGATTGGTCGATCGTTCATACTCGGGTTGTTCGTACGCTTGCGCTTGGTGGCATCCAGGACGACACCGTTGAAAAGATCCTGCTCATCGGCATCCAGGTCGACCATCATCTCATCATTGTTGTCGAGTTCAATTTCAAAATCACTCATTATACTTAATGACAGTACATAAACTTGTGGTCATCTCTTTAACGCAGAAAAATAATCACCGTACTTTAGTAAAGAAATATGATCAGCAGTCGGATTGTTCTCGTACTCGTGTTGGCCATCGTGGTGCTTATGTATGTCAAGTGCTTTATGGGCATGAAGAAGAGTGGATACAAGTTGTCCCCAGAGCCGGTGGATGTTTCACCCATGATCGATGGAAACGCCGTCACCAAGCTGCCTTACTCGCTTGAGTGCGTGCCCGGTCCAGGAAAGGACGCCGCCTACTACACCAAGGACCTGACTCCAGGCGGATTCTGCGGTGATCAGGCACTCGTCCGTGATGCCATGTCCTACAAGATCCTTGGAGGTGTAGGTGGATCTCTCCTTGAGAAGTAAATTAAAGAAATGAAAACAAAGGTAAGTACGAAAAACAATGTCTACCGAGGACGTGATGAAGGAGCTTACCGAGATGCGCAAGGAGATCAAGAGTCTCACCAAGCTGGTTCGCAAGATGGCCAAGCTGCAGGATGATCCTGATGGATCCAAGGCCAAGGAGCGTGCTGCCAACACCGGTTTCAACAAGCCTTGCAAGGTCACCAAGGACCTGACTGACTTCATGGGTCTCGCCGAGGGCACCGAGGTGTCCCGCACGGATGTGACCCGTTTCGTTAAGCAGTATGTCAAGGACAAGGGTCTGTCCCACCCAGAGGATGGACGAAAAATTATTCAGGATGAGCCTCTGAAGAAGCTCCTGCAAACACCACAGGGAGAGACCCTCTCTTATATGACCTTGCAGAAGCACATCTCCAAGCACTTCATCAAGGCTTAAACAAAAAACGCACCTTACTTTTAGAAAATGATATCCACCCAGGAGGTTGAGGCCATCATCGGTACGAACATCAAAAACATCGATGTGTATCGAAAGGCTTTCAAGCATAAATCTTCTGTTCAACACGATGGCGTCGAGGGTTCCTATGAAACGTTGGAATTTATGGGCGACTCCGTGTTGGGCTTTATTGTCACCAAGTACTTGTTCGATAGGTACGAGAATCTGCAGGAGGGATTTCTAACTCGTGCGAGAACAAAGATCGTCTGTGGAAAGACGTTGGCGGAAGTGTCTGCTAAACTGGGATTCCACAACTGGATTCAGATGGATGAAAAAGGGATGAGAAATGGATGGAACAACAACCCAAAGATTCTTGAAGATGTTTTCGAAGCATTTGTGGGCGCAATCTACTTGGACCTCGGGATGATCGAAGCCAAGAAGTTCGTCCTGGGTGTCCTGGATAACCCAGACCTCATTCGCCTGGATCGCCTGATGGTGGATGACAACTACAAGGACATCCTGATGCGCGTATGCCAGGCTCAAAAGTGGGATCTCCCTGAATATCGTCAGCTAGACCATGTGGATGTCACGAAGTTTAGAGTTGGTGTCTATGTTCAAGGGCATCAGTGGGGGACAGGCAAGGGGTCAACCAAGAAGGAAGCCGAACAGGCTGGTGCCTATTTCACCTTGAAGCGACTAGAGGAGAAACTTGAAAAGAGACTGGTTCCATCCAAGCGACCCAATGCCATGATTAAAAATGTCCACAGAAAGTAATAATGAAGGTCGCCCTTATCAGTCCAAGTTCAATGACAGTCCACGAGCTATGCACAGACCACGAACTTCGTGCATGGGGTCCTAAGTCTTCCAAAACCAAGGTTGATGTAATTAATCCTTATCCTATTAAATCTATTAAAGATGTCAAAAGTTTCGGTCCAGATGTAGTTGTTTTTGAGAAAGCCAAGGGGCGTGTATTTAATGAGTACTGCCATCATTTTGACAAGGTCGTGGATGTTGATGGTCTTCGCGAGTTGATCCCGAAAAAACCCGAGCCTGTCCCGGAGCCCGTTCCGGAGCCCGTTCCGGAGCCCGTGGTGGTCAAGGAGGAGCCGGTCCCAGAACCGGAGGTCGTCGCGGTCGCAGCGGCTGCCGTCTCCGAAGTTGAAGAAGTTATTCAGGTTAAGGAGGAGCCCAAGCCTAAGAAGTCAACATCATCACGCAAGAAGAAGACGCCTACCAAGTCCTCCACTTAAACATTAGAGCCCTATGCTAACTAGTATGCATCCCCAAGCGGAGAAGTTTTTCAACAAGACTTATCCTGAACAACGTTCCGATGCGTGGTTCAAGATGAGGGGCACGATGCTCACAGCATCCGATGCCGGTACCGCGATAGGTGTGAATCCCTACGAAAAACCTGAGAAGTTGATCCTGAAAAAGTGCGGCGTCAGTGAACCCTTCAACGACTGGGCAACCAAGCATGGACAGAAGTATGAAGATGAAGCCCGACAGATCTATGAGGAACGTCACAACCAAAAGGTTTTTGAGATTGGTCTTGAACCCCATCACACCCTCGACTGGATCGGTGGTTCACCCGATGGCATCACCCACTCTGGGCGACTTTTGGAAATCAAGTGTCCAAAATCACGAGCTATCGGTGACGGAACACCACCCGAATACTACTATGCGCAGGTGCAGGTGCTCATGGAGTGCCTCGAATTGGAAGTCTGCGACTTTGTGCAATATCGACCTGCCGAAATCACCTACCCCAAGCCTGCCGAGTTTGTCTGCGTGGAGATTCCACGGAACCGCGAGTGGTGGGCGACCAACATGCCCATCATGAAGGCATTCTGGGAGAAAGTCCTTTGGCACCGCGAGCACGGTCACCAAGAACTGCTACCGGCACCCAAGCCTACGATCGATGATCTTATCAAGGAGATTGAAGGTCTCGAGGGACAACTCACCAAGGTGAAGAAGATGGCTCTCGAGATCGCCAAGGAACATTCGACCCTGAAATCGGGTCGGTGGTCTAACGAGGATGAAGAGTGGCTCTTGAAGAACAAGGACAAGAAAATGGAAGAACTTGCCGAGCACTTGAAGCGAACGGTCAAGGCCACCAAGATGCGTCTGGAAAAGTTAATCAAGGAGCAACCCAAACAAGAGTGGACGGTCAAGGTGGTCGAAGAGGATGACATCTAGATGCCAACCCTGGGCTGAACCCACGGAAGAGTCTGTCTCCCAGGAAGGTTGGGCGAACGACAGACGAACTTGATGATGAAGTGATTGATCTCCTTTCCACCCGAAGGGTTCGGAATGAGGGCGCCGTTCTGATTATACAACTTCACAGTCAGACGATCCAAATTTTCTATAGGATGAATAAATTGAGTAATTTGATCATAGTTGTCTTTGAAAACAATCAGCTGGTCGGATGACGAACCCTGATCATTATCCGTGATGATGGACCCAAAGGCACCACGGGCAATGGATTGGACCGGTGAAACTGATGTGACATTCGGTGGATTCTTTGTAAGTCGGTCATTGAAGTTGGATTCCAGTTCACGGACTCGCATATAGAGGTGTTCCACAGAACCACGGGTGTGGACGTGGAGACCCAACAAGCGTGCTTGAACCACCTGTTTCAAAGGTGAATTGAAGTACACAGTAAAGTTATTGGAACTCGTTTGATCCAATGTGTCAAAGGATATCGTGTGATATTCGTAGTTGAAGTCTGGGAGACCAGGTGTCGTGTAGGATGACCTAGCCATTATTATTTAGCCAAGAGAATAGCCAGAACCAATAAAACGACAGCTATCGGGATCAGGATCTGGGCATACTTGGTGGGAACTCCCATGAACTCTCGACGGGGCAACAGGGCACCGACGGGTTCCGTGGGTTCTTCTGGATTCAGTTTATTGCGTGTGGCTGACCTATAGTAGTTGATCAACTTGCGTGCGAATGTATTCTCAGTCCCTGGTGTCACCGGTGGTGCGATGTTGGGTTCCAGACGTTTGTCATCTTCGTCCTGCTGCTTGGTGGCAAACCTCTTGTCCTTGGTGGCTTGGACTGACAGTTTCAAAACAAATTCTTCTGTGGACGCCCCAGTGTTTGTGAAAGGATACAACTTGAATGAACTGACACTCGTATCGTAGTAGTAGATGGATACCTTAATAGCTTCCATGACTGGCACGGTTTTTTGAACATCGATTCTGTCATTCATGGAACTCATCACGTAGTTCGTGGGACTCGCCCCGGCCAGAGAAGGAACCGCAAGTGAACCCGTGTAGGCAAAATCAAATCTATTATTTATTTGTGGTAACGAAAACGTAATTAATCCAGAAACTGTATCTGAATTCGCCACAGATAATGTTATTGTTGTTCCATTGATATTGGTGACTTTGGCGTTCGTGCCTATGCCAGTTCCAGTGACATCCATGCCAATTTCAATTCCATTAGGTGAATTCACTATTATTGTTAACTCTGCATTATTTCCTGTTGCACTTGTATTTACTATTTTTCCTCCATAAACCAATGGATTATCCACCGTATAGATCCTATCAGTCAAAATCCCATAGTTGGGCACTTCCAGAACCACGTAGTAAGCGTGGACATTCCCATTGACCTGCGAGGCACTGTTGAGATAGGGGATCGATGCCGATGCAAAATTCACAGATTGGATTCCATAAAGGGGTGTACTGAGATAGACGGTGAAGTTGTTAGCATCGGTTGTGGCTCTGTCTTTTCTGGTTGAACTGTCGATAACGATGTCGTAACTTGACATACTCTACTATTAGATTGCTTTTTTTCAATGAAGAAATCACGGAGGTCCAGATCGTCTAGCTCTTCGCTGAAAACGTCGTCCAGTTCCGAGTACTCAACCTGGGGCTTCCAAATATGAACACTTTCTTCATGCTCCAGTGGGACCAACGATTTTTCAGAGTCTGACTCGGTCTCGCCCTCACTGGAAATTGTGGCATACTCGTCTGGGTCATATTCATAACCTTCCATTGGTTTCTACCAGACGCACTACTATTTATTGGGTTCGTTTAAACGCGACTAAGCCTTTACCTTACATACCATTCAAATCTCATAGTCCTATTCACACCAGTGCTTGCTTGACAACAATTGAATGCATCACCAGCAGAATAACTTGCGTATTTCAGACCAATGCCACCTGTCACGTCGTTTGATGATTGGTTTGCTTCATTATTCCAGGCAAACCCCCATCTCACAGATTTGAGATCAAATGTTGTGTAATTTATTCCATACCACTGAAACCCATTTTGTGTAGACCATATGCTATAGTTAAATTTAGAACTTCCTGTCGGTGATGGATTAGTTGCTGGATAATCAACACCATTACTTAATTTTGTTATTTGTGTTGGACTAGCGTAAAATTCTCTTACCGATTTTTTACCAACTGCATTGTTTTCAACCCAGGTCCATCCCCCATAGCCTCCAGATACGTCACCGCCCACTGAAACATCTGGAAATATTGCCAGCCAGTCATCTGATGGGAAATAATTGAACGTATCAAATTTAGCATCTCCATCATTTCTATTTGTTTGATATGCATTTAGCGTATTTGTTGTTGTCCAGTACGTGGAATCGAAATTAAATGTTGTACCTCGTGTCCCTTTCATGGCCAACATCCAACCGCCTCCAGCACAGTCGGTGTTCAAAATACAGTATATCTGTGTAGGACCAACTACCGGAAGGTTTATCCAATACACACCATCATCAAGTTCTGGATGATATTCAACAAGTTGTTTTGCGCTATACACAGCGTTTGCTGGTGAAGAACCATCTCTTAAATGTGTTCCGCTAATCTGAAACTTGGGTATCTTGACGTCCATATACCATTCTGAAATATTTGTTGATACAGCTACACCAGCATCGGGGAAAATACTTGAAACTACTATAGCATAATATTTGAATGGTCTTTGAACGTACTTATCTAAAAGTACAAATGAACTTACTTGGTCTGACCTGTTTACATATTGTATCACTGACCAATTTGTATTATCATTTGAAGCCATTAAATATCCAGTTTTGGGAAGTCTATAATTATACCCAGTCCTGGCGTACATAACAGAATAATTCAAAAACAATGGTATTGGAAATTGTATTTTAAGCCATTCACCTTTGTAACCTGATATGTTATTACTTCCTGGATAAGATCCATCTGGATTGTATGTATCTCCTAAAGAATGCCACCCCTCATCTCCAATGACTCCATTGAAAGCTTGATAATATCCTCCAAAATTACCATGTTGCGAAGAACCACTCGCCGCGACACTGCCCAAACCTAATATGTTGGTGGTATTTGCGGTCATTTTGTTTATATTTACAGAATAACCTGTTTTCTTATAAAAAACAATATCTCTGGGATTGAAGTAATTTACACCTCTGGGCACAACTGGATTTGTGTAGATAGTATATTGTGCATTAAATAAATAAATTTCAATTATTCCTATTTCATCCAGTGTCAACTCGCGGTTGTAGACGATGACCTCCCAGACCGCCCAGTCGGAACGTTCGTCAGTAAAATGTCCGTAATTTATACTGAGATTTTTTGCAGAACCTGTTACGGAATTTATAGTAAGGTTGACTCCATTTCCTCTATAAAGACTCTTTTGATCTGTCGAAATTAGAATTTGATCAAGTGGAAAGGCTGTTGTACCATATTGAGTTAACCATCCGTCATGATACGCCACACCTGTCCTTCCACTCCAAAACCCAGAAAGCCAGTTTGCAGCAACTCCATCAAATATCCTACTTCTGTACGCGCCATTATAGCGGGCCACGTGGAAAAGCGTATAGGTTGATGGCAAAATGGTAGATGGAAATCTCAATCCATCATTAACACCTCCATAGATGTAGTTTCCTGCTTTGTTGATAGTTCCTCTTGTGACCGTGCAGTGATTACCATTCCCAGAGAGGTCCGGCCAGCTCGATCCATTCCACGCTTCGCCCTTGTACCACCCGACTAGACCATAATTTATGGGCAATATTGTATCTGCTTGTGGATAAAACTTTAGGACATCGGTTGTGAGGTCCGTCGTGAGCGACGTTTGAGATCCACCGCTCCAATAAAATGTAATTCGTTCTCCTCCACCTCCTTCACCATAATAGATTTGAATTAGATACCTTTGACCCGAAATTAGTCCATATGTACCTGTAATAGTACCAATATTCCATTCAGCAGAAGTTATTAATGTTCCATCAATATATACCCTAGAAAGGTTGTCTGAATTAACTCCAAAAGTATATGTTCCACTGACAGAAGGAATTATAAATCCGTACCACTTCCAACTAAAATTATCTTCTAGATCTGTGGGTGGAAAAACTATACTTGTAAACGTACTTTCGGATCCAATGTAGGCAGCGGTGTCGAAATGATTTACATTCCCACCCCAGTACCCACTGTATTTTTGTCCATATAGACCTCTGGACATAACTACAATTAGCGTCTAGAATTTACGGCGCTCTTTATCATCATCTCGAGTTCGGTCTCGGGTTCCCAGTCAGCCCACTCGCGGACCGCCTGGTTTACCTCCAAATAGCGTTCATCGTCTCCGTCATACTCGCGGAACTCGTCGTCGAACCCCATATCGCACTCCTGCACGACCATATCATCGTCGGTCTCCCACCCGTCAGAATCCTCGTCGTCTTCATCTGGCAGTATGGAACCATAGACCCTTCCTGTCAGCTTCATGGCACTCCACTTCATACCGTATTCCATATCGAGGGCAGTGACGATGCTCCTCCCGGTGGCTTTGCAATACTCGGCGGCCACCACAACGGCATTCTCCAGAACGGGCTGGATTGCGTTCGTGTAGGCAGCGATGATCTGTTCCTCGCGACTCATTATTATTTTTTAAAATGTCCCTTTTCTTTAAGAGAGGATCATGTTGAAGCCTCCAGTTGGATTCCGTGGAGACACAGGTATTGGTGCTCTAACTGGTATTAGTGCCGTTGGTCTACAGGATACGTTTCTGTACTCTAACGACAAAGCTCCCACCGAACATGAACACATCGAGTACACCCAAGGTACTCCGTTCTACAGAGTTTATAAACCGACGCAGACGGTATTTCTCGGGCAGGAAATCAGACACACCTTTTATCCAAAGGAGATGGGTGACCTTCTGCGAGCGATGCTTATATCATTTAAACTTCCTACAACATCAGATACTGGAAAGAAAAGTCTTTTCAATGTCGGTTACAACATGATTTCTAAAATTAGCCTTCTCGTGGACGGAAATGATATACAGAACATGACCGGTGAATTTATGTCTCACTACGAGTCCATGTTCTCTACGCAAACGTCCCGCGTTAATACCCTAAATCTCATGACCAACCTAAATTATGCATATAATACACAATCGGCCTTTTATCAGAATTCCACGAATCAGCGCATCGTTCTTCCGATACCATTCTTTTTTAACACCCATTACGAAGATGGCAAGGTAAACACAACCTCGTTCAGATCCGCATTTCCATTGTGCGCTATGTTCAATTCTGAAATCACTTTGGTGATTAAATTCAAACCACTTGATGAAATTATAGAAAATACTTTAAATTTTACCACCACAGACTTGACCGACTTCAAGTTCATTACGCGTGAAATTGTCTTAACAAATGCAGAACGCAATGACCTGAAATTTAGGCGTTTAGATATTCCTATTGAGAAATTTAACACAGAAGATTTTAAGATAGATCTGGATCGATCTGCATTTACAACAAAATACCGCTATTATTTTAATAGTGCATATTCATGTCGTGCCATTTTGTGGGATTTTAAAGAATTGGTAGAAGGGTTTAATCCGTATTTTTTTAATCCAGTAAAAAACGCTACAATAAATACATTAAAGAAAACCGATAGGAGTGAGGAGCGCGTTGGGCTTTTCTATCAGGATTTTCAGGCATATGCTCACAACTACCACAATGGTGGGACTTTTTATGGGTATTCTTTTTCGGAGAATCCTCTTGACGTTGTGCGAGGTGATTATGAATATAGAGCACCAAGGTCACAGTCTTCCTATATAGACATGGTTCTGCAAGTTGCGGCAGCTGGTTATGCGCTATGGTCACTCGGTGATGATCTAGGAAACTATAATGTATTTGATAACCTTATTTTAACACGAGATGTCGGTGGAACAACTCCAGCCGATACATTGTCTATATCAGGCGCATCAATTCGAACAAACACCTCTAATGTAGGTATATCAAGTTACTCGGACACTACAATTAACACAGATTTACCTCATTACATGCGCCTCACCACGTCGATCGATATCGATAGTACTTCAACAATGAATATTAACACAGCCGTTTCACAACCAAATGGATATAAAATATCATTCTATTACATTTCTACAGTTTTCCTCGTGATTCAAAATGGAAGGGCAAGTATATTTGACCAGATAAGCGGATTTGATAAAATCGATGTAGACAAATCGGGTTACATTGACGCCTCGGAATTTAAGGCTTTTGATGATAAAATTGATTTGGCTGTATACGATAATGACAAAGATGAATTATTGTCCTACGGCGAATTTATGGGAATTTAGGAAAATTATTTTCACTTGCGTCGAAGAGAAGACGCGCCACACCATTCTCGATGTAAAGCAAATTCACCGAGAGAGCGTACACACGAACGCGAGTTCCAATGTTTCCCTTTACAATTTCATATTCACGACCTATATCTGGATTAACTAATTCAGCAGGGAAATCTGTTTCTTTAAGATCAGTTGTGTATAGATAACCCGATTCATCATAAGCTTTTGTAACCTTTACATTTTTTAAATAGTTCTGATATTCTATAAAATCTCCTATATCTAATTCAGTGTATTCAGGTCCACTATTAATAAGCGACTGAAATACCAGATATCCATTATCGACGTATGGAAATGCAGAGCCTTGTATTTTAAAATCAAACCCTCTTTTTTTGCTATCCAATTTGATGGAAGGATTTTTGACAACGGAAAAATTGATGCTACCGTTGGGGTCTTTCTTGTTCATAGGGTCTTGACAGAAAGATAGGGCATAGATGTATGAATAGTACCTTTGGTCTGCTCCAAAAAATATTCGTTGGGTACATCCGGGAAAATGTGCATAGTATTCATATCCACGAAGAAGTTCGAACGTTCCAGCTTCCTCCGGGAGCATCACCTGACCGTCGAGAACAACTTCCATGGAATTCAAAAAATCATTATCATCCGGAGATGTAAGTTCTGCGAAAGTCTTACCGCGTGAATAATCAAATATATTGGTTGTTTCCGTCGCAAGATCCTTGTACAAAACGAACAAAGACTTTACAGGATTTATAAAACTTGTTCCTTCACTCGTGGTATAGTCCTGGGAAGGTATGTAAATAGTACTGTCGCCTGTATAAGCTGGAGGTTCAAGAATCTGAAATTGTTCCACGGGGTAAAGTAGAGGTTGTTTTATAAATGTATCCAGAACATCGTTATCCATATATCCATATTCAATGTGCAGACACACATTAGAACCGGAGACACCAGTATCGACACCTCCCCAACGGTTCGCAGTCCTGAAACCGATATTCACTTCAAGTTCCTGGTACCGAAGTGCGGCCAGTGGAAAGGCTAGTGATGGATCGCCGGCGAACCACATAGGTAAAGGCACATGAAGACGGTAAGGTCTTGGGTACTGAACAGTGTCAGTGAAAGGATACTGCGGTCCTCCGCCGAGCATCCTATAGAGTTGATTGGGTGAAAATGTGTCATTGTCTGTTTCGGTTAAATTAACTCGCATGTTCAATGTTTCGCCAGTCTCCCTTTGAATTATCTTTCCTCCCATAATGAACTCGATGTAATCTATCATGGCATGTGCCTGATTTACGGTGGTCGAAATTGAACTCGGGTAATCAATCAACAGGTACATTCTTGTAACAAAGTCACCATGACGTGGTATCACGAAGTTACCAGACCCTCCATAGTCAATAGGGATCGCATCGGTGAAAAATGACTGTGTGACAAAATTAGATTTCTTTGTATATACGGTTCTGAATGGAGTCTTCTCCATAGTCTACTATATCCCAACCTTTATTTTTTCTCTATTATACCGAGAATGGAATTGCGTACAGTTTCATAACTGGTGATGCGCCGAACCTCTTGCTGAACCCATTCGGTCTTGTCTTCCAGTTCGCCCTGATAGATCTTTTCCATTGCCTCGACCGTGCCTTGGACGCTAGGCGTGACCCACCACGCATTCTGCATGTGATTGAATCGCCGTTGAATTGGAGGTACGGAAATTCCATAAAGACAATAGTCGTGCATGGCACCGAATCGCGTCGTGACCACTGGAATGCCAAAGTACTGCGCTTCCAATTGTGGAATGCCAAACCCTTCCGAGCATGATCCACATAGATACATGTCAGCACACTTGTACATCTTCTGGAGGGTGGTTTCATCCAGAGTCGTTTCCGTAATCTTGATGGATGTTTCTGGAATTCCAAGGGTTCTTACCATCAAAGGAACATCGTAAACCCTTGCGTGGTTTAACGTCGGTGCGTGAATCCAAAGCAGTGCTTCGGGATGTTCTGCCTGAAATTCTTTGAACGCCAAAAGGGTCGTGTCGATAGACTTTCGTCCACTCTGTTCATAATTTCCGGCCACAGTGAGAACCACATAGCGATCATCTATCCCGAAATCTTTGCGAACTTTTTCCTTGGTGTCTTCTGTAGGAAGCTGTGTCTGAAATTCCACTATGTGAGGTACGACGTGACTTTCCCGTCCCATCTGCCTTATGATCCTTTCGCGTGTGGACATACACAATGAAATGATTGACTGTATCTTTCCAAGCGCCTTGACTGTAGGTTCATCAATGGGTTCATAGTGCAAAGGAAACCACAGATAGGACGGACACGCGATCTGTTCCTGAGTAGACGTGTCCAACAGGAAGATGTCCTGAAGGAAGAAGATAGCCCCCGCATTAGTGCGTTTTATGTATTCATTTATGTCAGTAATCTTGATGACACATGGAAACTTTTCATAGGGTCCCAAAATGAAACTCACACCCGAGCGATCCAGTAGCGCCTGGGACCAGGGATCACGGGTTTCATTCGGAAGAACGTTTGCGTTGACGAGATCTCTAAATGAAAGTACACCAGTGTGCTTTACGCCACATAGGGACCATATGATCATAGTAACGGTGTGTCCACGATCCAAAAACATCTTTATCAAATGCTTGAGCTGACTCGGGTAGCCACCCTTGGCACCATTGAATGGCGTTCCATTACTGGACAGTAGGATGTGCATTTACTGTAATCATGTCCGTGCCGTTTAATTGAAAACTAACGATACCATCTTCCTCGTCCCATGTGGCCTCATAATGGCTCGGGACCTCGAAGTGTGAACGAACCATGTCCTCGTAGTAGTATTCGAGTTCTTCGTTGTCAAAGATGTCGCCTGACACGTTTCCCAAAATGGTATCTCGGGCGCAGAGGTAGTCCAGAAAGGCATCAAATGTATGTCCTTTTGACCACATGAATTCGATGTAGCGTTGATGTCTCCATGACTGATCAAAGAGTTTTAGCAGAAATTTGCCTACCCCTGGGGTGATGTTGATGCTCTTCGGTATGATCATCTTGCCTGTTATCTCCCTTTGATGAATATTGTTCAGTTTCAACTTGTAACAGGCTCGACATACATTTTTCCTAGAACTTGACCTGCCCTTGTGATAAACTCTTGACAATCGCTCCAAAGGAATCCTCGACTCGAATTGAAAATACTCGAATGCATAGTTTATAAAATCATATCGACTGGTCCATTGCAAAGGCACACCACACCAGTGACATTTTGTTTTTGGATAAATCATCCTAAACTACATTGGGTCTTTCTTCTTTAATAGTTCTGTCATAACACAACCAGCCTGTGACAATATACTTGTCTCCTGATTTAGGTTTGACCCCTTCATGCTCATGTGTCCAATATGGAGGAAATAGAATTAGTTTTCCCTTCCTGGCCTTGACCTTGATGCCAAGTTGTGGGAAGTTGGTTCCTCCACCTTTTTCAACGTCATTTAAATACCAAAGGTACACAAGATTTCTTCCTATAGTATTGTCATCATTCCATCCTGTATTGTCACAATGTGGGACAAAACACAAATCGCCTTTTTTTGTCCATTGGATTTGGTAACCTTTGTCATGCAATTGACCCGTTCCTAAAACATATTTAGCGAACGATGGACAAACTTCACCAAGTTCTTTAATATGTTTATTTAGATTTTCATAAAGTATTTTATCAAGTTCTTCAAGACCTCCTTCGTTTGTCGTAAGATCGGTCGAATTCTTTACTAATGGATTTCTACCCGATGCAGATACACCTGGTCTTTTGTATGGACTTTCTTGAAATTCTTTGATGATCCTATCACACACCTCGTCATCAAGAGCATTCTCCTTTTCAAAAACAAATGTATTCTTCTTTACCTCCTTAAAAGACATTATTCAATAATAAAGGTTAATCTTTAATTATAAAAACATAACTTTTATATGGAGGTATAATTGATATAACACTATCTGAACCTGTGGACACGGAAGTATATGAGTTTGTAGAATGATACCATGAATTATTGGATACACCATTATTGACCCCGTGATTATGAGCATATCCAGTATTTTTAGCTAATGTACCAACACTATAATAATGAAAATGGTCTCCACCACTTGTTATAGGAACATTAACGTTACCATGACTCCAAACTTGGTTCCCGCCAAAAAATGTTCCGGCAGATGTATTAAAGTTATATTTAATATTATAATAATGTCCATGTGCCATATTTTGGTTATTGTAATTGGCATTTACATTATGGGCATGTGAATAATTTGAATTATTAACAGTTGAATTATGGTTATGAGTGTGATTACTATTACTGTTATAGATACGACTATTATTTGTAGTATGGTTATGTGCAGGGAAATTGTTTATATTAACATTTATCATATTGTCTCCACTTATCGAACCAGTACCTGTTGAACCGCGAACAAACCTTGTTCCAATAGCATTGAATAAAGACCAACCATCTGGGATAGTCGATGCATTTTCCCACAGTGCTATCGTTCCTGATGGAATTCTGACTTTGTCATTTCCGCTCACAACAATGTTTCCATCGTCTATCATAACATTCGATACATGAACGTTATTCGACACCGATGCGCTCGAGAAGTTCCCCGCAGACCCTCGCACCAGCGCGGTACCTTCCACATGCAAACGGTCTGACGGGTCTGTTTTTCCTACCCCAACATTGCCATCCGAAGTCAATATAAAAGTATTTGATTGTTCCGTGAAAATTGTTTCTGAATTTTCGGACATGTAAAAAAAATCACCACCTTTTGATAAACCAATATCAGTATAATAACTATTATTTTTAAATCTGATGTGACTGAAATAATTATCTTGCGGATCATCTGCATAATTACTATAAATTTCAAATGGGATGATATTACTAGTTTTACCACCTTCTGCGTCCTGCATGTATAATGAACCTTGGACACTTATATGCGAAGACATATTCTATTATAGCAAACTAAATTAGTTTTTTTTAATAAAACGAACAGTGTAATACGATGGAGCAATATTTAAAGGTGTCGAACTTCCTTTATCCTCAAAATAATGAGTATGCGTCGTGTTAGTATTTCGTTTGGCGTTACCGATACCGCCAATATTATGTCCATGCGCCTCGGTTGACGTATTATAACCTAATCCAGTAGTTCCATGATTATGAGTAAAGTTTTCATTTGCTAAAATATAGTAGTTGTTTACGTAATACCAATTAAGGTAGTTTCCACTATATAGCCACCAACCACTGTTGTCTCCCCAATTTGTGTTAGTATCTTTATATGAATATGGATGACTATGTTCAGATGTGTAATTTGTATTATTATTAAATCCAGACAAATTATGCGTATGTCCTCCTCCTGCTACGGTACTTGCGGTATTTTGATTACCAAAGCCATTTGCATTATGTTCATGTTGCACTTGATGATTTTTGGTATCCCAGTTGTGAGCGTGATTAATAACAGATGGTAAATTTTTAATATCGTCACCTCCCGTTGTCAAAGTGAGTTTATCTTCTGCCAATAAAACATTTCTATCAGTGAATTGCGCAGTTATATCGGTCCAACCAGCAGGAGTACTCGTCAACGTCGTCATCAAAATTACATTACTCGGAAGTAGCCCATAGATATTAGAATTTTCTCCGTAAGCGATTGTATTACAGGTAAGTGTGCCAGTTGATGTCAAAGTTCCGGTAACGATGTTGGACTCGTTTGTTAAACTCCCAGTCGCGAACATGTTACCTTCGACATCAAGTTTTTCTGTAGGAACCACTCCGATTCCTACATTTCCTGTATTGTCTATACAAAAATCAGTTGCGCTTCTACTGGCGTCCAAACTTGGAGCGGTTATTCCAGTGTATTGATTTCCTCTGATAATATCGGTTACAAAGTTTTTACTTGAATCGTTTGTCGGTTTATTTCTTATCCTAATAAAATCTTTTAATTCCAGAGGTACTATAGAACTACTTGTGTTACTCACATTACTTATGAATATGCTACCTTCTATTTCAAGTGTGTGGTTTGGAGGACCATCAGTGCCAATGTTGATGAATGACATTCTATGTATAAACAAGTTTTTTAATTAATCTAATTTCGCGATAAGATGGTGTGAGATTTATAGTAATACTTGACACATTTCCTTCCGAATTCAGGTTATTATGAGAATGGGTTTCTGTCTGCGTCGCGAAATTTGACTTATTTATAGTATGAGAATGATTCCCAGAGGAATTCACAGAATATGAAATGCCATGTGTATGTCCAGGATATACTGTGTCTGTACTCGTATATTTAATATTAGAACCTTGTACTACATGATTGTTGCCTGCTGAATTACGCGTGTTCGCCCCGGAATAACCATGATTCCAGTTATGATGATGAGTCCTATTGGCTGTATATGTATCAGTAGTACCCTGTCTTGAATGACTATGTCCTGTGTTATTACTTCCGTGATTACCCAAACCATAAATATTGTGATTATGAGATTCACCCGTTGCTGGAGATCCGGTGGTAGTGTGTGTATGTGCTCCAATGTTATTTATAACATTAGAAGTTTCCCCCCCTGACTGAACAATCGTCTGAGTTGGATCGGATCTGAGATAGTATCCCGAAACATCAGTCACGAGTTCCCACCCGGGTGGGATATCTGCCACCGCTCCGTCCCACATGACAATCATTCCCACTGGTACGATATAGTTCTGTTCTTGGTTGAAGCTAGTCACGTGGAGATTTCCTGTAATGTCCACGTCGCCTGAAACTGTGGTCGTCCCGGTGACATTCAAATTCCCTGTCACCTTGACGTCACCCGTGACCTGAAGCCGATCGGTCCGGGAGGCGTCTGTGCGATTTATCAGAATCCGTCCGTTCTGGTAGATCCTAAAATTGTTCTTGGGGTCTACTGCCGCTGAAAGGGGCTTGGAGATGTAAAAGTAGGTCCCGTCATCCTTTTCCAACCCCATGTCCACAAAGACATTGGATGAACTTGGACCCGGCGTGTTCACACGAAGCCTCAACTGTCTGGCCCAATTATATTGAGACGAACCTAAGAACGTGTAGTCGCTGTAGATCTCGAGCGACTCCGCCGTGACATTCGACGTGGTCTCGAGCTGATGCACCGGGTTCGTCGTACCAATACCAGGATATGTCATGGTTTTCTATTAGTTACCTAGGAAGAATTTTCGAGGGATTCTATGCGGGCTTCGAGCGATGATGCTAATTGACTAGGAAAGATTTATGAAGATTATTCATCATAAATTGTATTGCCTTGTTTATCAACTCTTATCGAATCATCAAATATTTCGGTAATTAATCTTCCATCGTCATATGTAGAACTTGCTACTTTTATTTCTCTGTCTTTCCTTTCTGCTATAACCATCCAATTTATAACATCAGTACTCGTTTGATTTTCTGATGTAATTGTTAAATTAGAACCTTCAATTTTACCTATAACTCTATCAAAACCCGATGTATTTTGAAGATAATAAACGGGATCTCTGCAAAGCGCTTCAAATGTACCATCCTCCATTTCACAGTCTGGACTCCCTACACTGTCTTTGTTTATATTTATTACACATGTCCCGTTTTGTAATGTTGCAGAACCTCTGTACATCAAATCAAGTCTAGGTGACTCTACAGATACGTGAACAAGTTTTTTAGTTTTAGGATTGGTTGGATGATCGATGATAAAACCTTTACCATTAGTAGCGGTAAAAGTTCCCTGGACATGAAAAGCATCCCATACAGCAATACCAATTGAACCGGTCGAGCTTCTTCTATTTGGATCAATTGATGTCCAACCTGTGTAGGTACCAGAAGAACCAGCTTTTGTACTTGGCACAAAAGAAATGATAGAACCATTATCGCCAAATTCTACAACTGGCGAGAGAGTGCCACCACCGCGCACATCTAACCTACAAGCTGGAGTCGCCGACGTCCCGATGCCGACGTTTCCGCCAGCAGAATTAATTGTTAAATCTGCCCATGCACCCAGAGACGAATTGTGGGCCCCTATAGTTGCTTTTGTAAATAGATTACCAATAACTACTCTATCACCATCATTAAGTTGTGGGCCAAAAGTACCTGATATCCAATCAGTAGTATTAGTAGTACTTGATGTTCCAGATCTTACATCAAGTCTTCTTATTGGACTCGCCACCCCGATGCCGACGTTGCCGCTGTTTTTCACCATAAACCTATTTCCATCGGTACCCGAACCATCATTTCCAACATCAGCGAATTCTCCACATTCAATGTAATTTGAACCAGTTTGACCCTCTGCGGCGGGACGCTTGCGTATTTTTAAACCAGGTACATTTGTAGTATTACCAGAATCAGAAGAACGTACAGTTCCATTTTTCACATCCAATAAATCAGATGGACTTGTCGTATTGATGCCGACCCTGCCCGTCGTGGTGTCCACAAACAGGTTCGAGGTCCCGACCTTTAGATTCGAGCTGACCAAAAAAGTGTCACCGGTGTTAGCCACGATGTTGGAGGTCGTCAAGGTCGTTCCTGCAGCCATGACGATATCCGAGCTGATAGTAACGGGTGAGGCGCCGACGATATTGGATGCGGTGAGGGTCCCGGTGATCCAAGAGTCGCCCACGACATGCAGGGGTTTCTCTGGGTCCGTCGTCCCGATGCCGACGTTGGACGTCGATGAAATGACAAAGGTGTTCTGGTCTCCGACATTGGAGGTGTTCTGGGGCGCCGTGATGAAGAAGTAGTTGTCCGTGGTGTTCTGGATGCCCATGTCGGTCACGTAGGAGTCGTCCGGGCTTGCCTCTGTGGTCGGCTGAACCCTCAACCTGACCTGCCGGGAGT